GAGTTCAAGATGATCGATGGATGCGCTCCATTTTCAAAAAACTTTCCACTGTAGTTGTCCATGGCCAGCGCATTACCCACGGCAGCGCGGGCTGCGTAGGTGATGACGCTCATAGAGCGGACACCATCAAAGCCAAAGCCCGGGAAGTGCAAGACTTCGGCAGGCTCTAGCCAGGTGTTGATCCCGAAATCGGGCAGGCTGATGTAGTAACGGACGCTGCCATCCGCCTGGCGGATCGGTGAGACGCAGCCCCACGGCAAGGGGAGCAACTCAATGATCTTGCCAGTGATGGTGCGACGGATCCATGTGTATCCGTCGCCGCGCAGCAGTTCGGCAATGCAGACGCCTTCCCAATGGCTGGCGGCGGTGTATTGCTCACACGGCTGCTCGTTCAGCTGGTACCAGAGCTCATCGCGCGGTAGTCGATCTTTGATGTCGCCATTAGTTTTGTATTGGTGCAGCGGGAGCGTAGAGACGCCGCCCGCTATCTTCTGCACGCAGGCATACACCGCTGCCACGCGCATCGCGGTGGCTGAGTTCACAGCCATCCCGGCATGTCCTTGCGATACCCCAAAGGCGTCCAAGACTTCTTGGCTGTACGTGGTGTTGCTGATGGAATTCGCACGCGCTGCTTCACGCTGCGCGCGCCACTTGTTGAGAATCGTAGAGCCTGGAGTTGCGGCGCGCTTTTGCGCTTCGTTCCACCTTTCTTGTGTGCTCATAGTTCTACGAATCCTTGAGTGATTATCCCGTCCGGCTCTGTCACCATCGCGCGTGACATCCCAACAATCAGCGCGACCGCCCCGTCGATCTTGTTCTGCGGCCGTTGCTTGCGCGGGAACATGTTTTCGTTATGGTCCAGTTTTACTTCGACGTTGCTCATCATCCACACGAAGGCGGGGTTGCCGTCGTGGTGGAAGCGCGTCGGTGTGGCGTCGATCAGTCCGGCGATGAACTTCATCGGTTCGCTGAGGTAGCGGGTCTGCATCGGAACGTCCACGACGGGGATGCTTTCGTTCGCGAGGTTCGCGCCGAGCTGCTGTCCTCCCCACTGGTCCTTCGCGACCTCTCGCACGTTGACGATCTCGCTATCGTCCAGCACGTCTTGCTGGATGTATTCGAGGTCGATCATGTTTCCAGAGGTCTGGGTCAGGTGTCCTGACTTGACCCAGCCTCGGTAGTGCACGTTCTCCGGCGCTTCGACTGCGGCCTCGGGAACGTAGTTTTGCGAGATGGCGTAGTAGTGATCCTTGCCGTCCACCTCGCGCTTGAAGATGTGCACTTTGCTGGCGATGTCTTGTGTGCTCGCCAGGTCTAGCCCGATGACCGATTCTTCTCCGGCAAAGCTGTCCAGCGTGAGCGTCGGGTCGCCGCTCTGCTGGAGGTTGTGCAGGTTGATCCAAGGCGATGCTGCCGCACACCAGACGTTCAGGTGCTTGGTCTTGAATGTGTTCTGTTTGCGCGGGTCGGAGACCGCGTCGCGCTGCTGGATCTTCAGGAAGTCCGCGTCGACCGATACGCCGTAGTTCGGGTTGGCTTTGATCAGCGCGTCTTCGCTGGTCCAGTCGTCGCCTTCGTCTGTGGTGAAGATGATGCCGAAGCGCTGGTCGTTCTCGATGGTGCCTTCGAGCGCTTTCTGCAGCTCTACCTGGTGCATGTAGCAAGGGCCGGATACGTCGGTGCCGGCCGTGGTGATGATGAGCATAAGCGGCTGCGACCGTGCGCCCATGCCGGTCTGCATGGTCTCGTACAGCTCGGGCGTTTTGTGCTCGTGGTATTCGTCAACGATGGCGCAGCTGGGTGATGCGCCGTCGCCCGGCTTGCCGATGACCGGCTCAAACTTGCTGTTGGTCAATACGACCGACAGGTTTGATGCGTTTGCAGCAACGCCGAAGTGTTGTCTGAACTCCGGTGTGGCGCGCGCCATCAGCAGCGCAGGCCGGAATACTTCCAGCGCCTGGTCTTGCGAGGTGGCGCCGGAATACACCTCGGCACCGAACTCGCCATCGACCGCCAGCATGTACAGCCCGATCACACTGGCCAGTGTGCTCTTCGCGTTCTTGCGCGGCACAAACAGATCGGCCACGCGGAAGCGGCGCTTGCCAGTGAGTCGATTCACCCAGCCGAAGATGCTGGCCAGGATGAATATCTGCCACGGCTCAAGCGTGATGCGCATGCGCTGCGCGGCCCAGTCGCCCTTGATGTGTGGCATCAGCTGGGCGAACTTGCAGACCCGCTCGGCGGGCTGGTATGTCTTGCCGTTCTGGTCTACCAGATCCGGATTGAAGACATACGGCCAGTCGCCGATCGCGGCCGTGGCCAGATCATCCAGATGGCGCTTGCAAGCCAGCTTGACCCATTTGCACGCGACGACGTGCCCGTCGGTGACATCGTGCGCATACTGCGTCGCGATATCGCCGAAGCTTTGCGCTTCAACTTGCTGCGCCATTTAGAGTGATGCAAACGAACTCTCGCCCACGCCAAGATCGAGAGACTGCTGCCGGTTGTCACTGGTCTTGACTCGCCCGCGCGAGCTGGGCGACATGCCGAACGATGCGAGGTAGCGGTTCACATCCTCAGCAGCACGGCGACCGACGACCCAGTGGTGCGAGTACTGCAGGTTGCCATTCGGGGTGCGCACCATGATGCCGTCGCCGCCGGTGTATTCCTCGCCCTTGTCTTCGGCTTCCTTGCGCTTCTGCTCGGCGATCTTCATCGCGTTAGCGAGCTGCTTCTCAGCCCAAACCATCTTTGCCCACGCCTGGACGTATAGCACCAGGGCGGCGCGGTCCGGCTTCGAGATCAGTCCGTACTTCAGTAGCTCGGGGGAGATGCGCTTCCATTCCTTCTTCGCCTCAGCCCACATCCAGCTCGGCGCGTCCGGGATCTCAAGTTCAGGGTTGAAGTCGGCGAACAGATCGTCCAGCAACTTCTTGCTCGGGTTTCCGCGCAACATGTGCACGTTGGCTGGCAGTGCCTTCGGCCCGCGTGCTCCCATGGTCAGCTCCTGAAATGAAAAAACCGGCGGATGCCGGTTGAGTGTTCAACTGTGCAGACGTCTCCACCACGTCCGAGGGGGGTACCCCCCTCCCCTGAAACTCCCGCACGTAAAAATTTGGCTAAGCGCTCGGTCTAGAGCGTGAGGGTTGTGGACTTTTGATGCCCCCTACCCCTACAGCGCTCTGGGGTTGCCAAACGCTCCGTCTTCGCGTGCTGTCTTCTCGTCGTGGCATGTCTTGCACAGCGATTGCCAGTTATCGTGATCCCAGAACAGAGCCTGCGCCTTGGTGATCTGTGTGGCGTCGCCGCTGCTCATCGCATCGTCCAGCTTGTGCGGCACCTTGTGGTCGACTACCGTGGCCTGCACCAACTCTCCGCGCGCTTCGTGCCGGACGCATAGCGGGTGGCTGCGCAGGTATCCTGCACGCGCTTGCTGCCACTTGTATCCGTAACCCCGTTTGGTTGATGACTCGCGTCTCGATTCAACTACCTTCCTGACCTCGCGCTTGTGCGTAGGGCAGTAGCCTCCGCCGTTGCGTACCAGTGCGTTGCATCCGGTGTGTCGGCAGGGTTTTGCGGCGAGTGAGGGCATAAAAAAACCCGCTAAGGGCGGGTTGGTGTGGGTGTTGCAGAGGCACTAATTCACAAGTTAGCAGGAATGTATAGATTTCACCCCATCGTGTCAACAGGGTCGGAGTAGTTTTTTTTAACGCCTCACGCGCTTGGCTTCTTCCAGGTATCTGGCGATCTGCCCATGCGCGCGCTCTACCCTGCGCTCGACTGTTGTGGTGCTGCAACCCAGCTGCCTAGCCTGTGACTCACGCGTACCGCCCATGCAGTAGTGCGCTTGCACGGCATGCCTCAAGTACTGCTCCAATGACTGCACCGCCTTCTCGGTCTCGGCTGATTCAATATCCACCTCGGGCGCCGTGAAGCCGCAATCACTGCGCTGCTGCATGCGCGTGTAGGAACACTCACACGGGAAGCCCAGCCCACCGCCGTCCGACCGCAGCACCCACTCCGCCCACTTGAGCATGCGCTGATGGATGTCCTCATTTGTCATGGTTAACGCCTCCGTTCTTCACCACATGACGCACCAACGCCTGAATGCGCCGGCTCTTGTGCTTGCGCTCTCGCTCAGCCTTGCGCTTGATCACCTCGCGCTGGCGACGAATCTCATCCAGTGATTCCGATGGATCGCGGTACATCAGCGCGGGCAATGCATTCTCGATATCGCTCATCGCCGCTTCCCCTTTTGTGTTTGTTCATCGATTCGAGGCGCGTGCTTTAGCCGGTACCCGCAAAACACCTTTCCCGGCTCAGGCTTGTCGTGACCGTGCGCGATGAAGTCCATGCGGTCGCAGCCGTCGCTGCCGTCGTGTCCGGTGCAGGCGTCGCAATTCGGGTGAGGCGGCTGGTTCCAGCCTGACTGCAGGTTCGTCACAAAGTCCTGACCTCCCAGCGCATACGTCGATTCCCCGAACACTGCCCTGAACTCATCCACAATGGCCGCCACAGACGGCATCGCCGCACGCTTGGCGACCAGCCGTGCCTTGAGCGCCGCATCCTCGGCAGCTGATCGGTCGTTCATCGTCAAACCTCCATGAATCCGTCTAACCTGCATTCCGAGGTTGGACGGTTTTTCTGTTGTCGAATCAATCCACTGTCTAACCGTCTAACCTGTCTAGGCACAAATACACACCCACCCGTGCGCGTGCGCGCATATACGCGCGGGTGCATGTGCGCGGGTGGGCGCGGCAGGTTGGACGAGGTTGGACGGTTAGACAGTTGCATGTTTTGTAAAGGGAAAATCCGTCTAACCTTTTCCGCGCAGGTAGGACGTGGCTGGACGGCCACGGTTACCTTTTGCGATCCCTGGTTAGAATTGATCTTCATCTGGCTTCACCGATTGCACTGCTACCGCCGGACCTGCCCCCGGCCTGACATATACCCACTCACGCGCACCCTTCGTGTTGCGCTCCTTCCGCCAGCCCAGCTTGCGCATGCAGACGCCCACACGCATCGCCGACTGGCGTCCACCATCGATCTTGCTCACCTCCATCTTCAAAGCGCCCATCAGGATGTCCAGCGACGTCACCCGGTTGCGCGTCTTGTCCGCCTCCAGCCACTCATGGATCGCGATCTCCCACACATCGTGCAGCTCGCGCTCTTCCTGCTGCGGAAAGATCAGCACGTTCTGCTGTTCCTTCGTTGGCCACCACTGCTCGCCCGCCTTAAACAACTGCACCGCCTCAGCGAAGATCTGCTCACGCATGTCACTCAACCCGGAAGGATTCAGCTCGCCAGTACACAGCACAGGCCAGTAGCGCCGGTTGCCGAAACTGTCTTTGAAGTATTCGTACTGATTGGTGGTGCCGATGAACACGCACTGGCGTGGATGGTCCTTGGAGACCCTGTCGTATGGTGCGCGGTAGCTATCGGTGGACGAGCTGATGAACGCCTTGGCGCGGGTCGATTCAGAGCGATTGAACGAGTCCAACTCCGCCAGCTCATAAGCCCACTTCCCGCGCAGGCCAATGAACGAATCCTTATCGCCCATCACGAACGTGGTGTCAGAGAACCACTCGCCGGCCAGCGCGCGCGCGATGGTGCTCTTACCCTCGCCTTGCAAACCTTCCATGATCAGCGCGGTATCCATCTTGCAGCCGGGGCGATAGATACGCGCCACCATGCCGATCAGGAACAACCTGCCGACCAGCGACGTGTATTCCGTCTTGTTCACCCCAACGTAGTCAGTCAGCCAGTCGCCAAGGCGCGGTGTACCGTCCCATTTCAGCTCTTCCAGCCACTCGCGCACCGGATGGTAGGCGTTAGCCTTCGCCGTCGCCCGCACGCCCTCAGAGATCGTTCCGCTCGATTTGATGAACAACCGCACCGCCTGGGCAAGCCACAGCCCAAGCTTGAAATCCTGATCCTCATCCCACACCTCGCCCGCCTTCAGGCCGGTGGGCGTATCGCGCCGAACGCGGATCACATTCGCAAAATCATCCATCGCCAGACAACCCTGCCACGCCGGCATGTGCTGCAGGATCTGGAACACGTTTTCGCGGCACTCGCGCAGCTTCTCATCTTTCCAGAAGCAGTGATCCCGCCAGGGCGTCTCAACCCCGTTCTCTGCGTCAGCAGCTGTTGCGGTATAAATGCTTTCGTCGGTTGGCGGCAATGGAGCGCCCTCGCACGCTGGCGGTCGCTTGTTTATCAGCGCGAAGTCGATCACCTGCTCGGCCGTCCATCCGTCCGTGATCGCATCAGCCACATCCCAGCCAGAAGGCTTTTCGCCAGGCGCAGGGATCTGCACGACACGGACGATGCAGCCAAGCGCAACCAGCTTTGCGGCGATCTTCTCGGCTGCAGCGATGCCCGGCTGCTTCTGCTCTGGCAGATACGGCTTTTTATCAGCCTCAAAGCCTGCATCCTTCTCATCCTTCGAAAGCTTCTCGCGCTGAGCATCGCAGTCTGGCCAGACGATCACCTTGTCGCCCTCGACAAAGCGCGACCAATCAACCTTCTCCAGAGCCTTACCGCCACCCGGCCACGTCACCACATCGAAGCGCTCGGCAACCAGCACATGCGCGGCGTCGGCGCACTTCTCGCCCTCCACGATCAGTTTGGTCACCCCCTCACGCAGCGCGATGCCAGGCACATACAGCGGGCGCGGCTCGGCGAACTGGATGTTGCGCCACTCCGTCTTGCCCGACGCTGAATGGCGGCAGAACATGAACGGCACGATCTCTTTGCCGCCATCCGACTTCGTGAAGCGCCAGATATAGCCCAACAGCCTGCCCTCGGCATCGTGATAAGCCCAGGTGCGATCCGGCTTGCCGCGCACCGTGTGAGCCAGCGGAACAAGTGGCGCATCGTCGGGAACGGGCGAAATCGGAACCCAATTCGGCTCTTTTTCAGGCTCCTTTGCAGCCGCCGCCGAAGGCGCTTGTACCCCTTGAACCGCTTGCGCGTGCGCTGGTTTTTGCGAGGATTTTTTATAGGGTTCCGCGATAGGGATACCCACCTGCTTCGCAACCTCTCGGGCCGCGTCGAGCGGATCGAGCCGATTCAGATACCCAAAAAGACTGATAAGGTCGCCGCCTTTGGCGTCGCTATCTGCATCTGCGAAATCAGCCCAGGCACCGGACTTGAGATTAATGGAGAAACTGCCGGGCTTATTGTCTGAGCGGGTAGGATTCAGCGCCTTAAACTCATGCCCTTCGCGCTTCCCGTCTGGAAGCCACGAATGAAGCAAACTATCGATAGCACTGAGCGCTGCTGACGCGATCTGCTTGAAATCAACGCGACCGGTCATACATCGGTCTCCAGAATAGAAACAGCCTTCCGGCCATGCAAAGCACGGCAACGCTCACGCGCAGGCTGTGGCGGTTCACTTCTCAACAGGAGGAGAGAGTCCGATACCGGGGC